TTGTTATTCAGCAAGGAGAACATTACCGACGCAGTAGTTACAGAGGCACGCCGCAAGACAATCAATCCGGTTAAGGCTCGTATTGAAGCGGTAGAATGGGACGGCCAGCCACGTGCTGAACGTTATTTCATTGATTACTTAGGTGCCGAAGATAATCATTACACCCGCACCATCACTAAGAAATGGCTAACTGGTCTTATTGCCCGGGCTTATGTTCCCGGAGTTAAGTTTGAAATTGTCCCTATCTTAGAGGGGAGCCAAGGACTTGGCAAGAGTACGGCTGGTAAAAATCTATACCCGGATAAATTCAATGATTCGTTGAAAGGAATGGGTAAGCAGAAAGACGATTATCAACAGTTACAAGGTAGTTGGATTATTGAAGTTGCCGAGCTTTCCGCCATGAAGAAAACGGACGTTGAGGGAATTAAAAATTTTATTAGTGCACAATCCGACACATATCGGAATAGTTATGGCCGCTATGCGTTACCGCACCCACGTAAATGCGTATTTATTGGCACAACTAACCAAACCGACTATTTAAAGGACGCGACCGGTGAACGGCGCTTTTATCCAATTAAATGTGGGGTCAACAAGGCCAAATTAGATGTATGGCACCCGGACGAGAATTACATTCTTCAAGTATTGGCGGAAGCTATGTACTGGTTTAGGAATGGTGAACTGCTATATCTGGATCAGGCCACTATGAAAGAGGCTAAGGCGTATCAGATGGCTGCGGAAGCTGTCGACCCTATGCGAGATGCCATCGAAGCGTTTTTAGCAATGGAAGTTCCCACAGATTGGGAAAATATGAGTACCGGCTTAAAACAAAGCTATGTCAGTGACTACGGCCATCATTCTAAGTGGCTACAAGATCAAGTTAGTAATGAACGGAAACTACTCAACCAAACGACAACTCTGGAAATCATGGAAGTTGTCTTCCATAAAACAGTTGATCGTTATTTAACTGGGCGAACAAACTCGGAAGCTAAGCGAATCAAGTTATTAATGGACAATATGGACGGCTGGGAAGCTAAAAGAATTAGAATGAATGGCAAGTTTCCACATGGATATGTTCGCGTACAATGATCGAAAATGCTAAGTGTACCACGTTGTACCACCAAATGTACCACGTCAAGGCACTTGAAAGCACTGTTATATCAACGATTGTCCGCGTGTACCACGTGTACCACGTTAAAAAAAACATTTCCAAGTACAGGAGGAAAATGAAAAATGAAAGTAATTTATCCAAGTTTAGTTGAGCAAGCTTTTGACATTTGCGTTAAGCAATATGGACCAGTTGTCTCAAATAGAGTTAATGAATTAAAATCGTGTATTTACAGAGCCTTGATTAAAGATGGTGTGTTAGATCAAAATGGTGAGCCAACTCAAAAAGCAAAAGATAAAGGATTGGTTGGGAACTTTACCCCAAATGAAGATGGAGAATATGAGCCAGAAACTGTAAGAGACTTAAAACTCATGTACCCCATGTATGCACAATTTAGTGACGATCACTTTATGAAATCAAGTCAAGGTTGGTTAGCTGACGCCTACGTTATCCGAAACGTTTCAAGCCAAGTTTTGAATAATCCTTTAAGCGATGAAGAACAACACAAAAATGCGTACAAGATGTTGGAACAATTAGATGATTAATATTGATAGAAAGGATCTAAATATAATGAAGATTAGAATGATTGACTATGACAATAAGATGGGGCAATGTGAGTTATTCGTTACTCGGGAACCTAACCAACATGAACATTTATATTTACGAAATGGGAGTGAAGTGGTAGTTCTTAATATTTATCAATTTGTGCGAAATACAAAAGACAATTTTGCCGAAGAGCCTGATTTCGTGGCAATTGTTCAGTATCAAGAAAATGGTAATCCGGCACTAACAGACTTACGCAAAGAGGAAAGCCAAGCGGTACTAGATTGGTTCAATAACCCCGAATCAGGATTGTTAGGTGGTAGCAATGAAGAGCTATAATCTAAGCCGCCTGAATAAGCGGGTACAGTTTGGCGTTGAGAAAATGTCAGGATTCAATAATAACACTGGTGAAAACATTACTAAGTTCTCGCCGACTTTCTCGGTATGGTGTGGTGAGTATACGTTGACCATCAGTAACACGATTAGCCTTACTGGTACGACTGCGACAACTAATGAGCTGATTGTGGTACGCCATGACGATCGAATCACGACGGCCTTGGAAGCAATACTAGATGGTGTTGAGTATAAGGTTGCTGGCGTTAGTTCTGATAGTGAACTGAATGCCTATGACGTGGTAACACTAACTAAGGTTAACGGTCATGGCTAAGCCAATGAAGCAATGTGAGCACCCAGGTTGTCGGACGTTGGTTGCCTATGATGTACGATACTGTGAGAAGCACCGCAAGGCCACTAACAAGTGGCGGTATCACAAACGTATGTACGATTCTGACGAGAGCAAGTACCAGCAGTTCTACAAGTCTTCGGCATGGCGCAAGTTGTCACGGCGGTTCCTTGAAAGCAATCCGGTATGTGTCCAGTGCTACCAAGATGGGGTGATCCGTAAAGCCGATGTGGTTGATCATGTTATCGAAATCAAAGATGATTGGCCACGTCGCTTAGATGAAAGTAACTTGCAACCATTGTGCTACCGACACCATAACCGAAAAACGGGATTGGTTAGAGAACAGCGGAAACATCAAACTAAATAACCAATGAGTGTCGTGCTGAAAAGGTGCGGCGCTTTTTTAGTATCTGTATTACATACTATAATGGTAAATGTTTATATTAACGTGGTCCACGTGGTCCACGTGGGACAAATGCTGATACAACGGCGTTTCAAAGACATACCTAACGTGGTCCGCACGTGGTCCAACGTGGAACATTAACTGTCGCAACGCGGAACACACCTGTCGCAACGCACTAACTTGGTGCACTAGCTGACTCTTTAACATGACGTGACAGGTCGCAAGTTACGACCCCAGCACACTAACTTGGTAGGCAAACAAAAAGCCGCCCGTTAAGGCGACCAGTCACAGGGCCACTCGAATGACCGTTGCCAGTATAACATATAAAAAGCGCCGCCAATGCTGACGCCGCTACAACTAATGCCCACAAAATTAATTATATCACGTGAAAGCGAGAAAACAATTTGTGAGTTTCAATTTCATACCCACAATTCAAGATTCATATTGAAAGGCGCGGCGCTTTTTAGTAGGGCGGAATTTTCCGCTAAAGTGAATCAGACTGGCTAAGTTTAACTTAGGTAGTAGATCTGCGCAATACTGCGCTGAACTTTAAGCCGAGCTAACCAAACCGCATTTTGCGTCTACGTTGTCCCCAATTTTGGGGACATCTTTCAGCCAAGTTATTGAGCGGAATTTTCCGCCGAGTGAACAATCCAAGTTGGCGGCCTAATTTTCGGCCACGAAACTAATTCAAGTTGGACAGCAAAGATGTTTCCCCACAAGTGGAGAATACTGCCCCGAATTTTAGGGTGAGTTAGTGAGTAGATATTTTCGACTTGCAATTAAATTTGGCGGCGCAATTTTGAGCCACGAAACTAATTCAAGCATGACAGCCCAGAAACGTTGATATGGGGGGCTATGGCCGGCCCGAAAGGAGCGAGCACACACTTTTGCGTTTATAAAAATCCCTTTTGAACTTTGATTTTTTGCTGATTTTGCCGGATTGTGAAATATCCCTACTAATAATGCGAAATTTAAACAAATAAACAGTTAGGGGGTAAAGTGTCAATATATACATGTTATTATTTGCACTTTTTAGAAATATGTGCGATAATATAGGTATAATAAACGAATTCTAGATATATGTATCAATTAGCCGCTATGGGTCTAACCCGTGGGGGCTTTTTGGTACGTAAATTTAAGTGAAAGGAGTGCTCCGAATGAGCCAAAAAGTAAAAGCCTTAGCTAGTATGAAGAAACATTTAACCAATGATGAGCGTGATCAACGCAAGGACGCTGAAAAAGCGTTATTTGATTATCCGGTGCTTGATTTAACCCCGCCAGATTGGTTACATGATCGGGCCTTGACTGAATGGCAACGGGTAGCGCCTTATTTAAAGGCCAATACCCCAATTAGTGAACTTGACCGGGCCATGTTAGCCAGTTATTGCCGTGCTTATGCAACGGTACAGACTTGTGAGAATGATATTCGTAAGAACGGTCTGGTACAGACTAATCAAGAGACTGGTGTACGTAAGCCGAACCCTTACGTGGCCTTGCAGTCACAAGCGATGAAAGATTTAAAAGCCTTAGCTAATGATTTAGGTATGTCGTTATCTAGCCGGGCCCGCATGGAATTAAACAAGCAAAAAGGTGAAACACCCGAAGATACTTTCGAGGCGATGTTGTCATGATTGAATATGTTGACCAAGTGCTATCGGGTCAAGTATTGGCTGGTCAAAAAATCAAATGGGCGTGTGAGCGATTTAAACGCGATTTAAGCCGTTCTAAGGACGACAGCTTCCCGTTCTACTACGACGAAGACAAAGCGGCACAGGCGGTCAAATTTATCGAATTAATGCCTAAGACTGACGGTAGCCAACTCACCATGCAACCATTTCAAAAATGGATTATTAGTGAGCTGTATGGCTGGCGTGAAAAAACTACTGGTAACCGCCGTTATGATCGTGCGTTTATTAGTATGGCTAGAAAAAATGGTAAAACCTATCTGGCTTCTGGCATGGCCGCTAATGGCCTTTTAAGAGAACGTCAGCCCGCCCGCAACCGACAAGTATTATTCGTTAGCAACGCCCTTAAACAAGCTAAATTAGGCTACGACATGCTTTCAAGTGGGCTACGGCAAGTCCGCAAGCAATCGAAGTACATGCGGCAACGGATTAAGGTGCAGAAACAAGCCATTACTGACTTAGAAACTGATTCACAAGCCTTGGCCCTTGCCAGTGATACCAGTACGCTTGATGGTTATGCTGGTACTACCGTTATTTTAGATGAATGGCACGAAGCTAAAGACCGCAAAGTGTACAACGTTTTGAAGTCCGGTCAAGCACAAGAAGATAACTCCCTGCTGGCGGTAATTTCCACCTCGGGCCTTAACCTTAATGTCCCAATGCACGCCGAGTATGACATGCTGACGGACGTTTTAAAGGGGAAAACCGAAGCTGACCGTTACTTTGTAGCAATTTGGGAACTAGACGACCGCGAAGAAGTTTACGATCAAGCCAATTGGATCAAGGCAAACCCGTTGTTCAGTGAACCACACGTTAAGCAACGCATGACAGAAAAGATTAAGGCCGACGTGGACCTTGCCATTAAACAAAATAATCTCATTCCAATACTGGTTAAGAACTTCAATATGTGGTTGCAAGCCAGTGAAGACAGCTACATTTCAGCAGACGACTGGGCCGCTGGTAAATTGGCAAAGGTGCCCGACTTACATAATCGTGACGCCTATATTGGCATTGATTTATCCAAAAGCAATGACTTAACCGCGGTTAGTTGGCTCGTGCCAATTGGAAACGGTCAGTTTTATTGTGACAGTCATTCGTTTGTGGGTACTAAATACGGCCTTGATTCTAAGATTAAACGTGATGGCATTGATTACCGGTCAATGGAACGGGCAGGTGAGTGTAGTATTACTCGCCTTGATAGTGGTGTGATTGATTATGATGAGCTATTCGACTACGTGCAAAATCTGGTTGGAAAATACAACTGGAAAGTGAAAGCAATCGCTTATGACCCGTATAACGCGCAAACGTTAATTACAAAATTCGAGAAATTAAGTTACCCACTGTTTGAAGTACGACAAGGCACTAAAACTTTGAATATTCCAACTCGTAATTTCCGCGATCAGCTTTACGATGACAAGATTAAACATAACGGCAACAAAATTCTCGCTTATGCGGTCAATAATGCCATCTTGAAAGTGCTAAACAATGGCTGGCAACTGGACAAAGCCCGTAATAGTAACCGGATTGACCCGATTGCGGCGTTAATTAACGCGTTTGTAGCGGGTATGGACTATTACCAAGAAAGTGAGGCGCAACAACATGCAGAAGATTACTACAAAACAGCGACTGCGGCAGATCTGTTCTAACTATTTTCAAACGATCTTGTTGGTGCTTGGCTTAATCTGCTTAGTGATTGGTTTTGGCTGCTGGATCAGTTGGCAAGCGGGGTTAATATTGGCTGGTATAGCCATGATTCTGCTGGCCTTACTAATTAATTATGAAAAGCAAAGAGGTGATTAAATGAGTTTTTTTGTTAAAAGCAATACCACCAGTGGCACGCATGATCCGGTGGCCGACGCCTTGGTTAGTTTATCAAGTAACGACCCGTATACGTTTGTGAGTGCGGCGGTGTTGCGTAATAGTGACATTTACGCGGCGATTAATATTATTGCAAGCGATATTGCCAGCAATCCGATTATGTGCGACACAGCAATCTTTAATACAATGATTAATCAGACACCCAATAGTCAGATGGACGGGTACCATTTCAAGTATGCGTTGGCGGCTAACCTGTTACTCAATGGCAATAGTTTTGCTGAAATTTTGCCTAATCATACGTTGAAATTGATTGCCAATAACCAATTGATGGTTGAGCAAGATGACGTCAGTGGGGCGTTGACCTACACCTATACCCCGATTGGCGGTAACAGTCGTCAGATTGCGCCTAACAACATTTTACATTTTAAATATTTCACCAAAGACGGCGTGTCGGGGATTAGTCCCTTATATGCCCTCAAAGATGAACGCCAGATTCAGTCGGCCGGCAATAAATTGCTAACCGGCTTTTTTACTGCTGGTGTGCACGGCACCACGATTATTAAAGTCCATCAATCTGATCTAGGGCCGGAAGCTAAGGACAATATTCGTACACAGTTTGATGAAGCCAATACGGGTGACAATGCAATCAATACGATTGTGACTGACGACACCATGGATATTAGCAACTTATCCTTAAATACCGATGTGTTAAAGCTGGTCAACTCGAATGACTGGACGACCCGACAAATTGCTAAGGCTTTTGGCTTACCACCGGAGCGCTTAGGGGTTGAAAACGATCATTCTAACCAAGAGCAAAGTGGTGTGCAATACCTGCAAGGCACGTTACAACATTACTTTGATAGCTTTACCAGCGAGCTGTCGTTCAAACTTGGCCATGACTTTACGTTTAATACGGACAAGCTATTGAGCCTTGATCCGCAAACGCAACAAGCCCAAGCCGTGGCCGGTTATACGGGCGGCGTTATGAGCCGTAACGAAGCTCGGGCCAAGATTGGCTTGCCACCAACTGACGATGGCAATATTTTCTTAAACTTACAAAAGAATGGAGTGACTAATTCATGAAACAAGACCGACGGTTAACGATTGACGCCGAATTGCGAGCACAAACGCCGCAGTCAGAAACACCCGAAGACGGGCCAGCTGAAAATTCAGCAGACCCGCAACCTAAAGATTCCCAAACAAGCAAGGGTAAAACAATTAGTGGTTATGCAATTGTATGGAACTCACCAAGTAAAGACTTAGGCGGTTTCACCGAGATTGTTACCCCTAAGGCCCTTGATGGTGTCGATTTATCAAACGTTCTTATGCTTAATAACCACGACTATACCCAAGTGTTAGCCAGTGCCAAGGCGGGCACATTAACGTTAGAAACGGACGACAAGGGGCTACATTTCACCGCACAGTTGCCGAATACGTCGTTTGCTAATGACGTCTACGAAGAAGTTCAAAGTGGGAACGTTGATTCCTGCTCATTTGGCTTTGATAGTGACGACGACACCGACGAATGGACTAAAGATGATAATGGCAATATCACGCGCACCATTAATCAAGTTAAGAGCTTGTTCGATGTGTCGGTGGTAGCTGTTCCCGCTTATGACGATACAAATGTGCAAGTTGATACCCGTAGCTACGAAAAATTTATTAACCAAGAAAAGGAGCCTGACAACATGGCAAAACAAACAATTATTGATCCTAACAACAATGAAAACAAGACCGGTATTCCGGCCTTTGAACAATATGTGCGGACACACGGGGAAACACGGGACGGTTTAAATACTGACGGTGCCAGTGCGGTTATTCCTAAGGAACTGATTACCCCCGTCTTCCAATTAAAGCAATCTAAGTACAACCTTGCCCAATATGCAACGGTTAAGCAAGTTTCTAGTGGTTCCGGGACTTATCCAATTGCCACTAGTCAACAATCTGCGGTACTGGCTACTAAGGACGAACTAGCGGACATTGCCGACGTCGATGCTAATATGTTTACCGAGGTTCCGTTTGATGTGAAAACCCGGGCGGGTAAGATTGCCTTATCTAACGAAGTAGTAGAAGACGCCGAAGTTGATATTGTCAGCGAAGTTAAAACACAATTACAACAATTGGTTGATAACACAGACAACACGCAGATTATGAGCTTGTTAACGGGTAGCGACTTTACTACAGCAACGGCCGCAAATATTGATGATCTTAAAAAGATTTTCAATGTGACGTTAGACCCCGCTTTAAGCAAAATGTGGTTAGTGAACCAGTCCGGGTTCAATTATCTTGATAATTTGAAAGATTCCGAGGAACGTTACCTATTACAACCGAACCCAACGGCGCCAAGTGGCTTCACATTGTTAGGGGCGCCAGTCGTCATGATTAGTGACAAGTTACTGGCCAACAACACTGACGGGACGTTCCCAATGATTGCGGGGGACTTATCACAAGCCGTGGCTGTTTTCCGGCGTAACCAAGTAACCGCCCAATGGGACAAGTTCGACCAGTTCAGCCAAGGGCTTTCCATCATTGTGCGGAACGATTATGAAGTGATTGATAATACCGCCGTAATTAACGTGGCGTTAGGAACCGAAACTGCAACTACAACTACGACTACAGCGGCTACAACTACGACTACAACGGCAGCCTAGTTTATAACTGCAAGGAGGGCTGCTAATGTCTGAAACAACAGAAACAACCACTACAACGACTGTAGCGACTACCAGCGGCGTGACCGTTGATGATATTAAACTAAGCCTAAGGATTGATGTAACCGAAGATGACGCAATGATCCAAAGCTATTTAGACGCCGCCAAGGACTACGTACAGACGGCCGTTAGCAAGAATGAAGATTTGACTATCTACAAACAGTACGATTTTGCGGTGTCCTTGCTTACACAATTCTGGTATCAAAACCGGGTAACCGATATGACAAAAACACCATATCAAGTTGTCAGCATGATTCAACAATTGCGCGGTTTAGTAACCGGGTAAGTTTTAAAGTGAATATGATTCATTTAAAACAAATATAGGTGAAAACATTTGTTTTAAGTGCTATAATATAAGTGCCGGTATTAGCTGGAACGGGGTGTAATAGCCCCGTTTTTTTATACATATGTCTGGAACCAGAAAGTGTGATTCCAATGCGCCAAGATGTTAAGAAGATTTGTAATTTATTAAAGCAATACGCCAAACTAAAACGTGACTTGACGGCTTTTAATCAAGTTTCTAGTCCCTCGTTCGATGGAGTATCAAGCCATAGCAGCCGAAACGGCACTGAAACCTGTCTGATAAACCATGTTGATTTGGCTTACCAGTTAAAAGAAGTCGATGATGCTCTCAATGCAATTGATGATCCACAATATCAATTTATCTTACATGATTATATTATTGAGAAACGTTTCAACCGCAACGAAGCCTGTAATCAATTATCGGTTAGTGTCAGCAAGTTTAACTACTTAAAGAACCGGGCACTTGAAGTGTTTAAATTAAACTATCTTCGAACTCTGTGATATACTGAACACGGTTAACATATTCGGAAGTTTTAAGTATCATTAAACTTGCTATCTATAATTTTCTTAGATGTTAATTCGGCTGGTTACTTTGATTTAGTTTCTAGGAGGAATATAAGTATATGCAAAGTGGTACTGTGAAATGGTTTAACGCGGATAAGGGCTTTGGATTTATCACCGGTTCGGATAATAAAGATGTATTCGTTCATTTCTCATCAATCCAAACAGATGGGTTTAAAAGCCTTGATGAAGGTCAAAAGGTAAGCTATGAAGTTGAACAAGGGGATCGTGGCCCTCAAGCAACGAATGTTGTTCCACAATAATTTATTTTGATACTGATGAAACTGCTTTGTAATAAGGCAGTTTTTTTATTTTATGGCACTGAAACATACGGGAAAGCAATGTGAAATATGGACTTTACAGATGTTTATGGCATTAAGCATGAAAACTGTACGTTGATTACACCAACTGAAGAATATCGTCGGATAATCATATTTATGGATTCAGTTGGGCGTCGATTTGTTGCGATTAGTCCTAATCCTGAACCGACTAAGTATGGTTCTGCAAAAAGTCATTGGAAGCAAGGAAAGCCGAATGACGCACCCAAAGAATATTTTCATATCGACAAAAAAAACTGCTAACCAATATGGTTAACAGTCACTGCCCCGCGCAAGTATTAAGTCACTGGAAACAGTGGCTTTTTT